TCATCAGGAGAAGTTTCAAAGTAACTATTAGCTTCTGCCAAAGTGACATAACTATTAGAACTTTCACCTTTCAAAGTGGCGTGAATAGTTGCTGCCACGCTTATCTCTCAAACATTGCTTTTATTGTAGCGTCATAAAAAACCCCCACCAAATAAATGATGAGGGCTTTTATGCAGATCTATGGAAGATCAGACTTACACTAGATCAAAGTGTTGATGTGTCTAGTGGTGTGTTAACTGTTAACTGAACGATAGGAATTAGATCTGCATCATAAGTTGCAGTCCAGTTGTCCTTATTACCAAGAACACTATTGGTTGGGTTGTCAGCAGCATTACCCCACTTAGTACCCATAATGTGGTAACAAGTGTGGTAATCAACAGAAAGTACGTCCTGCTTGGATAATACGTTTCTATCAGCTTCAATTCTTAGATCCTGCTGCACACCTTCCATGATTGTTCCAGACTTAACCAAGTAGCAGTAGTACTCCTTGATATGACCAGAAGAACCAGGTTGAACAGCGTTCACCTGAGAATCCATGATGACGTTCAATCCAGCGAACTGACCAATGCTTCTAGCATTGACACCAGCACCGCCACCACCCCATGTAACAGCTCCACCGGAAGTTAGTGAAGAAGTTGAGAAGGTTAATAGTCCTACCTGATAGAGATAGAAACCGACATTTGGATGAACAATAAGAGTATCTAGCTCATCACCACGCTCTCCAAGCAAAGCTCTTGCTGTTGCTACGTTTGAAGCAGTCAAATAGTTAGCTTCACCAGCACCAGAAGCAGCAGCTTTAGCTAAATCAGAAGCATTAGCACTAAGAGCTGTACCAAATAAACCATGTAATTGATAGAACAATCTTTGGCTATTTAGTTTATTGATTGCATCTGCAAGCTGGTTGCGGATTGCATTCATTGGGTCTTCACCAGCAGCCAATGTTGCAATGTCGTCTACAGCGTATGCAAAACCTCTGTGGATGATTGTTGCAATCTGAGTTGCTGTACCGATTTTCTGAGGTGTTAAGTAACCAGCACTTGAAGTTCCCCAAGTAGCGGTTCCGTTCATTACCTCTTCTGTTGGTGCAACAGGATTGAACTCAGGAACTTGGATGCGTGTACCGCCTTCTCTTGAATCAAGGAAGCTGTTTCTTACAACTGCTCCACTTTTTACAAAAAGACTGCGTTCTTTAATTGCCTCTTGCACATAGCGAGACAAATTATTTCTTTTTACGATGTCCGCAAGAAGGACACCGCCAGAGTAATTCTGAAACGGGGCTGCCATTTCTAATTAGGAGGAATCTTTAACGAGGTCCAAGTCACAGACTCGGTTGTTAACTCACAGAGCTAACTATGTGGAAGCTCCTGCCTCTTTCTTGAGCACAGCCGCAAGATCAGGCTCGGAACTTTCAAGGATCATTTGCCTTGTCAGGTTAATACTACCTTCTTTCCACGGATTAAGCATACCTGGAGAGACATTTGATGTGGGAGTTGGTTTAGCACCCATACCAGCAGCAGAGCTAGGTTTGAAGTGGTGTTCCCATCCACTACCAGGATTTTTTAGGTTCCCTATGTATGTATTTAGGTCTTGTTCGACACCTTTGTTAAGTACAACAACCTCACCATTATCATTCTTTTTCAACTTATCTTGAAGAAGAGATAGGGTTTGCTCTGCATTTATAGCACCAGAATTACTGATAGCTGAAAGTGCAGAGGTTCTAATGTTGGCGGCCTCGTTGGAGGTCTTTAATGTCTTTAATTCTTGATTTAAAGTATTTATTTGCTGGTCTTTTTCTTGGGCCGTTTTGTTGGCTTCTTCCCATAGGGTTTTCCATTGCCCTTGGTCTTCGAGCTTTTGTTTCCTTTGGTCATCTTGTTTCTTATAGACATCATCAAGTTTAGTCTTGATGCCTTTGAACTTTTCGCCTTCTTCAGCGATTTTTGCTTCTAATGCAGCAATTTTGCTCTCGTACTCAGCCTTAACACTGTCAAGATTGGGTGCTTGAGGAGTTGGAGTCTCAGCCACGGGCTGTTCCGCAGGAGTCACGGACTCTTGCTGGATGACTTTTTCTTCCATAATTAAGCGTCAGTTTTTGCTTTAGGGGTAGTAGTTTTTGCTTTTGGTGCTGCTTCAGGCACAGGTGTTGTTTTAGTTTCTGGGGTTGTGATTACTTTTCCAGCATCCAAGTCGGTAGCTCGGACACCTGAAACAGAAATCCACTTTCCGTCAACTAGCTCTACAGAAGGCATAGTAATAAGGCTGTTCTCTATTATTGTAGTGTATTAATCGGTTTCAGTCTCGTTTGCGTTAGGTAGTACTTCACCTTGAACCAATATGTCTCTAAATTCTTCTCTATCTATAACTTGCTGATCAAATAGTGAGGTTAAGGCTGTTATATCTTGTCCAATTAACCTTTCAATATCAAAATCACGACTAATTTTGATTTCTGGAGGTTCTAAACCTAAATAATCAGCCGATAAATTAAACGCTTTTTGCACTTTTTGCTCTAAATCCAAAGAAACCATAGAAAGCATTGAATTTGTATCTACACGATCTAAACGTCTTGCATCTGCTGATTCTGCAACGAATTTTTGCTGTGAAAGTGTGCTAATTCCTAAAGTTGCCATCTGTAATTGCAATTCTTGTATTTCTGCTGCCTGAGCCTCAAATGCACTAGCGGCTGGCTCTACATAATAAACTTTATTTCCTGGTTGAGTCGCCATTGCATAGTTAACACTAATCGCCATATCCTTTGTTTGATCATCCCATCCCTCCATTACCAATAATGGCTGTGAAGCAACGTGCAAACTATGAATCAAGTCAGCTTGACGTTGAAAATGTGCCAAATTCAAATAAGCAATATCTAATAACGGTGGTTTACTTGTCATCGTGTCTGTTTTTCCTGCATAAACAGTTACTAACGGTATTTCACCTAACGAAAACTCACCTGATTCGACCAATTCATAATCTTTTTCGTTAGCAGGAGAGTCAAAATTACCCGCAAAACTTTCATCTTGCGTGTACATATCTTTTGTTGTCTCTTTTTTCCTGAAAATCTTGTATTGACCTGGCTCAATCACTCTAATTTGATCAAAAACCTTCTCTCCAAAGTCTCCTTCAGGCACAACAGCTTGTTCTGCAATTCTCACCTGTATCAATTTTCCATAATTAACTTCTCGATCTAGTCTCCAGCCATAAATATTTGCTGGATCGACTTCAATCCAATACGGTCTACGATTTTGATTCCTTTCTTCCGCAAGACTTCTTGCTCCTGTAGGTGCAGGGAAATCAACAAGGGTATTGCTATGCCCATAAGTCAACGCACAAATTAATAATCTTCTTGCGTATTCATCTAAGTCTGATCCACAACCATCAACATCCTTAACAAACACATCTGTCCAATATGGATCACCAATAACTGTTATCGGTTTACGAAGAATTAAACCTGTTGCGGCTCTGACTAATCTTTGTGTATAAGGAGAAAAAACAGAACGATTAACTCTTGATAAATATGCGTCATAATCTTCCCTCGGCTCTAATGGTAAAAACGCTTCGGAATTATCTCGTAGATATTCAGTTCCATTAGTAACAGCTTTCATTATTTCCCACGCCTTTGTCATATCTAAAACTGCTCTTGTTTTAGAAAATGGATTATCACCCCCACCTAAATAGGTTTGACTAACAACATTTGTACGAATGGCCCCTGGTACAGAGTATGTCATCTAACTTTTAAAGCTTTCAACAATACATACAGTCTAAACGGTCTTTCCTCGTTTACTTTTTCTTTGTAGAACTCTTTTTCTTACTTGTAGATTTTTTACTTTTCCTTACTTTGGCTAGGTAGCCCTCGCATCTTTTCGTTCCAGCAGATTTTTTCATTGTTTTTAGTAGATTCTATACCCAGTTTGGCCTAAAGTTTCGGGTTTGGCTAAGTTAAATTGCTGGAGGCATAAATAACCGAAAGCGTCGAAAGCGTGATCAACACCAAGATTTTTATTTGGTAGTCCTGTGTTCGGGGCATAGGTCAGAGTTCGTAAAGATTTGATGAGTTCTTTGCATCGGGGGTGAATATAAGTTCTTCTTATACCTGATGCGTCGTATAAGGCGGTGTTGACTGCGGTTATTTTATCTCGGATTTTCCACGGGGCTTTTGGGGAGGAGACATTGAAGCCGCTTCTTCGGAGGATGCTGTGGTCTGTTGCCCCGACTCCTGCTGTTTTTCTGGCTCCTCCAGTTGGGTCAGGGCAAGCAACTATTCTACGGTCCACGCCATATCTGCGGATTACTTCTTCTGCAAAGTCCCAGGTTGTTGCCCCTCCAGTCATAATTATTTCGTCGAAAACGTAAAGTTTGTCTTCGTCTTTTACGGCACAGATGCCTGACATGGGGTCTACGTTGAAATCGACTCCTAGAAGGATGGGCATTATGGATATGTCTTTGGCTTTTGTGGAGATATTTTCATCGGAGAATGAGACTGCGACGAGACCCGTGAGATTCTCGAAGCTGGCCTCAAATTCTTGGCGAAATGTGCGTTGATCTAGTTGTGCACGGGCGGCTTGGACTTCTTCTGCTGGTACGTTTCCCCCTTGTATTGTAGTAAAACTCCAGCGATTCCACTCGCCTGTTGCGTCTTCTGGGACGTAACACCATAGGTCGTAGAACCAGCTTGCCGTTCCATCGGGTGTGGAAATGAATAAGGCCCAGCCTTGTTTGTCGGCTAGGGCAGGTCGGATGACCTCGAACCAGACCTCGGAATCCATGAAAGCTGCTTCGTCTAGGACTACACCTGCGAGGCTTCGACCTCGGAGGGCCATTGCGTTTTCAGTTCCCTTTAGTTCAATTGTGGAATCGTTTATGAGTTCTATTTTTAGGTCGGTTTCGTTCTTGGATTTGACCCATTCTTTTGGGACAAGTTTTTTCATTTCTTTCCAGGCGATGTCTTTTGCCATGCGGTAGGTCGGGGCACAGTAAAAGTATGTTTCTCCTGGTCTGGATATTGCTGCTTTTAGGAGTTCGATGCAGGAGAGGTATGATTTTCCGAAGCGGCGGCCAGCGACTAAGACTCTAAATCGCTTTTCGTTATTGAAGACCTCGCCTTGCGCCCAACGTAAAGATAGTGGTTGTGTTTTTACTGCCATGTACTACATATTAGTCATCTTTTGTACCCTTCCCCCTGTGTTTATCGACTATTTATCATTTTGCGGGTTAGTATTCTTTTAGTTGTATGTGTTTCTGCCCGTGGCTGAAGCTATTTTAGGAGGCGTCGGTGATGCTTTCGTTCCAGAGAATTCGGGGATTGTTAAGAAGAAGAAAAATCCTGGGAGGTCGGCTGCGTTGGTTGTGAAGGCTAGGCAGCACAGGCTTTATAAGAGGCAGTTGGAGGGCTTGACGGTGAGGCAGTTGGTTTTGGATCATGCTGCGAAAGAAGGAGTTAGTGAACAGACTGCTTGGTTTGATTGGAGGCAGGTTAATGCGTGGAATGAGGAGGATTGGCAGAAAGATCGGGAGAATATGATTTCGAGGTTGCAGAGTATGAGGGTTAAATTGTTTGAGAAGGCTGTGAGGAAGGGGCAGCTTCAAACGGCGGCTCAGATTTTGGATTCTCTTGGGAAGGTTGTTGGGGAAAGTGTGGAGACTGTGAATATTAACGCTCCAGAGCTTGCGATTCGTGTTGAAGCGAAGCCAGTCGAGTGAGGAGATTGTTGGATTGGGTGGGTAGTTTCTTTGTTTATCGTTCTCCTGAGCCAGGGCAGGGATACTACAATTTGTTACTACAATTAACTTCTAAGAAGCTGCAAGTGCTTGCGGGAACTAGGACTCACTACTCGAAAAAGAAATTAGTTGCGATGATTATTGACAATGACAAGTCATTAGTGTAGTATAAGTAAGTACTACAAAAGAGCTTATTTTAGGATGTATCAGTAGGTTCCCAGGGAACGATAGAGAATAAAAAAATTTTTCTACCTTCCCCCCTGGGCAATAAAAAACCCCTACCGCTTGGCAGGGGTCGGAGCTGGACTACTTGGAGAACTGAGGAAGTGACACTTTTGCGTGTGTCACAATCGAGGCAGAATTCTCGCGAATAAATCTGAAAAATTTGGACACATCTTCGAGTAACAAATGCAACTCGCGATTGTGTATTTCAGAACGTACCTTGAAATCCTTGATGTAAGTTTTCGCTGGTACGGGATGAACAACTTTGTGTAAATTGATCACCTCATTTTGTAACATTTGATGTTCATCTAATAATTCAAAATAAGCCTCAAGAATTTCAGCTTTTTTGTTTTTTGATGAGATCATTTGAAAATAGAAAAGTACCTACGGATTGGGTTAAACTTTTCATATCACTATTGTAGTACAAAATGAACAGATTTCACCTAGCGAAACCTTAAGAAATTATTAATTTATTGTAGTACATTAATTACACCAAAATGTAAAAAATGATACATCTATTTTTTAAAATTATCCTGTAGTATTTTAGTAAGTTTTCAGAAATTCGCCGACAAATCGGAACAAATAGGAGAAAACGAGCCAGAGATTCATAGCTTACAAGCAGATACAGGTTAAACAGAAAAAACAAGCCAATGAGTGAATGAATGCTTGACCAGTGAATGCATGAATGAAAGCCTGAATGATTGCATAAAAAAGACCGTGAATGAACACGGCCTATGAATCAAAAATTAAACCGCTTCAGTTTTAACCGCATAGGGTGAACTAATCTCTGGCTCTCTTATTCCATGTAAAGAGCAAGCAAGATCAACATGAGCAAACGTTAGACTTTCAGTTGACTTTCTAAAATACAAATAATGTTTGCATCTTGGATCAGGTTTTTTAACATCCTTAAACCTATAAGGAATAAGTGTTAATTTCTCCAGGTTGTACCTTTTAGAGTGGGTACGTCTTCCCACTTTGTACGCTCTTTCTGTTGGTGTTGAGTTCATACAATCGGAGGAAGTGATCAAAACTATTTGATTAAACTTTAGTTTTTTAAAAGTTTCTAACATTTTACTTAACCCCTAAAATTCTAAGTTTTGCCTGATTTGCTTCATGCTGGCTAATTCTAAAACCACCATTATCATGATCTAGTTTGTCTAGATACATTTTCGCTCTATGGAGAGTGTCGAACTCTTCAATTACATAGATATCATTTTCATCAGCAAAACGAACTTTAAATACTCTGTCTTTTTCGTGGTAAATAACCTCATACTCTCCGATTCTTTCATGTTTGAAAATCTCAGAAGTTATAAAGTAAGTACCTGATTTAGTGACTTTTACAGAGTCATAAGCTCTGGACTTAAAAGTGTCCATTTGACATTTAGAAAAGAAAGCTGGGAAAGCTCTTCTAATCTTCGAGATAGTTGTTAGCTGGTTAGCTGTCATTTTAGGTTTTGGGTGTACCTTGTAGCACAATAACATAAATAAAAAGACTTTGCAATTATTTCTTTTCTCACATTCTCACTGAGAAAAATTATTGTGCTTTTCTCATTTTGTGATATTCTAGTAAATGTAATCACTCAGCTAAACCAGGCATGATTAACAAAAGAGATAAGTCTGGAAACTTCCATTTAGTCCAGACAATCACGGACCAGATACTTTTGATTTTTTCCCCAAACTCAAAAATTCAAAAAGTTTTTAGGTGTTGGCATATTTCCCAAAAAGAAAACGCACTCTATGAGTGGGAGAGAATTACAAAATGAATAAAGAAGACTCTCTTTCATTTATTAGAAGTGAATTAACAAAAACACTTCTCGAAGATCAAAAAAGACTATCAAAAGAGGAAATACTAGAAATAGTTATTTCCTCGGGTCGCTCTAAAGCTTCAGCTTATAGAGACTGGGCAGAAGTGGAGAACGAGCCAACAACAGATTGGGACGACATCAGAAGCATCAGAAAACTTTCAAAAAATGGAAGTGATAACGAATTAATTTTTGATGCTTTCAGAAAAGCAATTCCAATCTATCAAGAACAAAACAAACATCTTGAAGCTTGCCAACTTGCAGCCCAATTCGCAACAACCAAAAAACAACTAAGGAGTTTTTAAAAATGTCTTATCAATCCGCACTGCAAACGCTCCAATGGTCAACATGTCTTGACCTAGAAAATGGAGTAATTCACGAAGACTGTTTAAACTTTGAACCGTCAAAAGAACTTGAGCAAAGACTTTTGACCGATTGGGAAAATTTCCAGGCTCAAGCAATCGAATTAGGTTTCGATCCAGAAAAACACAGAATCACATATATAGATTTATCGGAGGGTGATTATTGGGATTATGCAGCTCACGACTTTATTCTTACTAGAAATGGTCACGGCTCAGGCTTTTGGGATGGGGATTGGTCCGAACCAATGGCAACCAAACTCACAGAACTTTGTAAAAAATTTGGAGAGATAAACATATATCTCTCCGACGAAAATTTGTTGGAGGCTTATTGATGGACCCTAGAGAAAAAGCGTTCTTAGAATCCCTGGAGGCTTACGAGCCAACAGGGGAAGAACTTGAGCAAATGAGATTAGATCTTGAAGCTCAAGACTACTACAACTCAGCATTAACTCCAGCTCAAAGGAATTCATTACACAAATGAAAACAGTAAAAATTTATTACTCCGATTCGAGGGCTTGCGTCGATATGACCAAGCCCGAAAATTTACATACAGAATTCGAGCCAGGATTTTATTGGGAGCTATATATACCGTCCTGGGAAATGGAGGAACTTCAAGGATTGATACGAGCCAGGGGCTATGAATGGCAAATTAGGCACATGAATGGCCCTTTTGGTACAAAAAATCACGCTTGGCAGGATATGTCGTTTAAGTTCAATCTTCTTGGTTTATTGCCGCCAAGTATTGTCGAAAACGATCCAGGTATCTCTCCTTAGCTGCTAATAAGTCAATATTGTTCATTATTTTTACTTCTGGTTCACCTGATCTACGGGCAACAACGATTGCAGCTCCCTTTGGTTGGATGCCCGTGAGACTGGTGAGACCGAGTGCGTACGCTCCGCATTGATCCTTAAATTGGGCGTACATTTCTTCGCTTCTTTTATTGCGGGAGGTTTTCCAGTCCACGATATATGGGCCTTCGCCTTGAATGTCCACCATGCAGTCACACGTTCCAGCAAATCCTTGAGTGGAATACTTTGGGGTGTAATGAATGGAAAATTCCACGGCATGAATGGCCGTTACGTTTGCTTCTATAAAAGTCCGTAGACCTCTGGCGTAGCCACTTGCACTAAAGTTGACTTTTGGTGCGTTGCGGATGGCCTTTTGCATTGCCCATGCCGTGATCTTTGATGGTGCACGTTCCAGGCAATCGCCTCCAGTGGTCCAAACTCCTCGGCTGTTCGCTGTTTGCCTTGCGAGTTTCGCTGTGGTTTTGAGGATATATTCGGCGTGTGCATGAGCGTACGTTCCACGGTTTGCGGCAAGAGTACGTTCTTCATAGCTGTTCGGACGGTTGAGCCAACGTTCCAGGGCATCTTTTTGTTCTTGGGGAGCTGTTTGACTAAGGATATGGGTTACTGAAATATATACATTGTCCTTGTTATCTCTATATACACGATGTGGATATATCGTATTGGAATCATCACGTTCCAGATTCCATTTATGTAGTCCTGCTAATGCGTTTTGAGTGTCTACACCGACATTAGTAGGCATTAAAGTACACGTTCCCATAATTAGTTTACCATAAAAGAGCTAAAGGAGCCAGTCATCGTCTTTATGTGTCTTGACGATATATTCCTCGTAGTTAGTATCCTCCTCCATATATCTTCCGAGCCAGATCATTCCGATTCTTTTTGCTACTGCAAAGCAATCATCTTCGGTGTACCCATTTTGTCTTAGAGAGTCATACAAATTAACTAGGGAGACTCCTGCTTCCATAACATTTGCAGATACTTCACCGTTTTCCGTCATTAACTTTCTTAGTCTTATTTCTGTAAGACCAGACGGACCATAGGTAGCGACTTGTTTCTTTTTCATAAGAGTAAAAAGGGGCCGATGAATGGCCCCTATATATCTAGTCCTCTTTATCTGAAAACGGGTCGGTTCCGTCTATTAAACGGGTGATGTCGAACCCTGCTTTTTGAACTTCGATCCAGGCAGCTTCTTTATCCTTTATGGCACTTTTCTTTTTAGGGGCAGTGCGTAAAGAGTAGGTAGTGTTTTTCTTAACTCCTTCTCTTGATAGGACAAAATCCCATTCAAGTAGATCATCTTTGTAATCATCCATTTGACTGATTTGATCTAACTGAGTGATGAGTGTCTTTTGCCCGAATTGCAATATTTGAACTGTTTCAGCGTCGTAATTATATACGGGAATAGCTAAAGCTAGTTTTGCAGGATCAGGTGCAGTACCTTCAAAGTTGAGTCTGCGAGTGGCTTCACCAGCCATTGCTTCTTCAATATCTTCAGGTGTTGGATCATCTGTAAACCTGTAAGGCTTACTTTTATTAGGATCTTCTACGAGTGCTCCCCAAACTTCATAGAAGTCGAGTGCATTTTCCTCAAGTAAAGCGAATCTAACGGATGATCCATCCTCTAATTTGGATGGGTTAAGGTAGCGGTCAACTCCAGATGAAGAAGACTTTTTACCTTCTTCTTGTGCTCTTTTTGATAAAAGTGGCATGTTTGCTAAGTGGGCATCGCCCTAAGTGCCCTTCTATTGTAGTAGTGTGACAGATACCTGTCAATCAGCTACAATGAAAAAACCCCAAGGACTGAAGGGGCCGATGGGGTTAAAAGTTAAGTATTTACAAAGCAATTGTATCACATGAGTAAGCATCAACAACTATTAGAATTCGTCTCTAATTGTCCTTCTGATTGGTCCACGTGCCCGATATATGCAAAGGGCGTGACTATGAAAGATGGAAAGGTAGCGAAGGGTAAGTCACCCTATGGAGAAGCTATAAAGCCAGGTGCACATTGGTCCCCTTCAAGATCTGCCTTATTAATTGAAAGAGAGCCAGAAAATTTCAAAGCTTTTGGAGTATTCACAGGTGTTGCGAGTGGTGGTTTAACCATCTTCGATGTTGATTACAACCTCGGTGCAATTAAGAAAAAATGGGGCAAGGATTTAGAGAACGCTCCAACGATTACTTCTAATAAAAAGAACGCTGCAAAATATCTTTTTATTGTTCCTGAAGAAGACCGCTTAATTGTTAAAGGGATTTCACATGTAGCTGCTGATAAAGAAGGCTTTGAAGTTTTGTGGGGAAGGCAAGGTGTTTTATTTGGTGCTTATGGTGGACATGAACCAACTAAGACTCCTGAAGGGATATATAAATTTGAGGGAGATTTAAACAATATTCCTGTTGCTCCAACTTGGTTGTTGGAGAGGATGAAAGAGCAGTACAGAAAAGAGAATGAGGATAGGCCAAAGAGAAGATTGAAAGATACTCGTTGGTCTAAACGAACCAAGGAAGAGAAGATCATTATTGCTGAGAATTGCTTGAGTGTGATTCCTCATAAGGGTGCTTACTCGGAAGAGTATTGGTGGCAGATCGGAGCGATGATTAATTCGGAGCTTCCTGGGGAAGAGGGTTTAAAAGTTTGGGAGAATTGGTCGAAGCAAGATCCTGAATATTCTTACTGCTGGTCTGTTGGTAATCCTTGTGAACAGAAATGGAATAGGAGATGGAGGAGTGGTCCTGGTCTTGGCTTTGGAAGTCTTATTCAGTTGGCCGATGAGGTCGATCCAGAGAGAAAGAGATTTCAGAGAGACGATATATCAGCTTTAGTTGATGAGATAGAAGCTGTTGCTCAGAAATGGAAGCCTGAATATATCGGTGGTGAAGAATTAATTGCTAGGGGATTAGATCTTGAAGAAGAGATAGAAGATCCTGCTCTACTTGATCAGGCTAAAACTGTGCTCGCTATGGAGGCTGGACGGGCCAGAGAGGGAGCTGTAGCAATTGACAGGTTGATTGATGCACATTTGTCTTACAAGCGTAATGCAGGTGGAAAACCTAAAGATGTGGGAGATCTGGATGACACAGCGTTTGATTATTTAATTCCTGGTTTGTTACCGAAGCCTTGGTTGCTTTTGATTCATGCAGACGGTGGTACTGGTAAATCTGCTATGTGTCAAACACTTTGTAAGCACATCAGTCAGGGAAGAGATTTCAATGTGCATGGAGGCATGGTGGATATATCGAAGGGAAAATGTCTTTGGTTGAATGGAGATCAAAGTGAAAGGATTACAAGAAGGCAGTTCAATTTGATTGGTGTTGATAGAGGTGTTGATGTAATTGGTGAATGGGATATGGCTTGGTATAGAAAGTTTTGCAAGATTCAAGGGGGCGGTCCAGGGAAGAAAGGAAGATATGACTTGATTGTTATTGACAGTCTTGATGGCTGTAATGACTCCAATCCTTATGAAGAGAACAGGAGAGAGTATGCACTTCCTTTAAAGAGATTGGCTAGAAGAAATGGTCAAGACTTTGGTGCTTGTTCAATTATTGTGATTCACCACAACAACAGGAATGGTGGATTTAGAGGAACATCTGCAATTAAGGCTGCTGTAGATGAAACATGGAATATGCAGAAAGTGAGTAAAAAAGAGTTAGCTGAAATGGCAGCTCCCTTCAATAGCAGACTCGTAACTGTAGAGAAGTCAAGAGATGACAGGGAAGGACAAAGGATGTTGTTTAGTTTGCTTCCTGATTACACATATATCATTGGTCCCGTTCCAGAAGGGAAGGATACTCAGAAGGACAACACTCCTAATCAGCACATGTTGGACATTCTTCAGTTGATGAGGGAGGAGAGAGTTCCTTGGTCTGCGGATTTATTAACTGATCACGAAAAAGTTGGGGGTATGCACAGAAAACGTGCCATCAGATATAGCCTCTCGAAGTTGCTTGCTCAGAAGTTAATTGTTAAGTGTGACGCACCAGAAAATATATCTTTTAAAGGTCGTCCACCTGCTTTTTATATGGCTCTTGGTACGAACCTAAAAACCTTCAGAAAAAGGGCAGTTTCCTTAACGCCCGATAATAAGTGTGTATTAACTCAAACCTCTTCTACTGGAACGGATCTTATTGACAAAACGGAATTGTCAAAAGTCCATTTTGTCAAAAGTCCTGGCTCGGATACTGTGGAGGCAAATACTTTTGACAAAAATACTTTTGACAAAACACCGATTGTCAATAAGAACGCTTCCGCTGCAAGGGAAAAGAGTTTTGACGCTCCCACACACAGACATAGGGAAAATGCACAAAAGTTCTGGAACGATCCAAAACCATGATTAAGTTTCCTGTTCGCCTTGCTATTTACCAAATTCGATACACAGAAGCTCTTGCTTGTGTTCGGTACACCTCTTATGGGGAAGATGGGATTGTAAATGGAGTGGACGTTATTGACTACGGTTTTGGTGAGCAGGAATTAATGGAAACGGATACGACTGCTGCGATTGAGATGGGTATGGATGTGTCGATAATCACATCTCAAGATATCAATATGTTTCCAAAGCTTGCCGAATATACCCAAGGCTAATATTTGTGCTACAGTAGTGGAGTAAACATTCAGGGGCGGTATCCATTCCGTTACACCCAAATGAAACTAAAAAAGACTAGAAAAGAACGTTCTTGCCATACATGCAAGAAAAAGATTTTCAAAGGTGAAAGTTATGGACAAAAATCTATAACTCTAGGATCAAAGAAAGATGGAATGACAGACTCTTTTGATAGAGACAAAGAAGCCTTTGTAATACATCAAATGAGAGTAAGTGTTTCTGTATGCCAGGAGTGTGCAGTATGAATAAATTTACTTCCGAAGAATTAGATCTTCTTTATAACTTAGTTCGTGATCAACATGACGACGTTATGAGAGGAGATTGGGATGCAGTAAAAGATGAAATATCTGAACTGCACTTAATCATGCACAAGATACTTAAGTTTCAAAAAGGAGCAAATATATAATGGAAAGATCTGAACTTAATGCCATTAAATACGCACTCAAAGTATTAACAAGAGTGCAGACGAGAGAAGATAGACGGGATATGATGGATGCCCATTTAAACTCTGAAATGAGGGACAATTTGGAAGAAGCCATCGAATACTTGGAGCGTATTGATGATTACGATCCAACGCCTGTTCACACACCTGGAACAATTACAGCTAAAAAGTACGATGATTATCTTTTTGGTGACTGCGAAGCGGAGGATCTCAAATGATTGAATTTAATCAAAGAGAGATGTTAACTAAGCGATCTGTGCTTAGTTTCGCTGGCTCTGAGATTGACGCTGTAAAGGAAGAAGATGGCATTATATATGTTGTCTTTAAGGAAGAAAATAGTGAACTACAACAGCTTGACATATGGGTTGTTCAGTTAACTAAAGATCAGTTCTCCCAGGTAAGGAGAGAGGTAGACATTCAACCTATTTCTAATGAACAGTTAAAAGCTATTCATGCGAAGGAGGATGAAAAAGAGAGGCAAAAGAAAGTAGCAGATCTTATACCTGTTGTTACACCAGAAGTTGAGGTAACTATCTCTACTCCTAGTGCACAAAGTAAAGTTGTTCTTCCTACAGAAAAGCAAGCTCCTCTTAACTGGAAAGATAAATCTTGTGAGCAAGAAGCTAGGAGAAGTCGTCAGAAATTAGACGAACCTTTTGTTAGCAGTATGCTCCAACTTATCTTTAGATGGCACAGCAAAAATGATTATTCAAAGCATAGAAATGCTAATCATAGTTTGTCTCATTTACTAAAGAGAACTATTCCAGGTCAATTTAAATTACCTTTTGAAAATTGCAGGAGAATCTACTGTGCACAATCTTATGCAGAGTGGACAAATCCATACAAAAATAACTGGAAAAGATTAGTAAAAGATCTAAAAGATAGAGGTTATCACGACGCAATTCCACCCTACTTATTAAAACATTATGGATCTAATTGAACAGCTAGAAGTTCAAAGAGCACTATCAGATGCCTTTGATAAATTAAATACGAAAAAGGAAGCTATTTACAAACAGCACAACCTTAATCGTACTGAACATAGTGCTGAAGAATCTCAAAAATCCTGGCAGTACTATGAAGGATATAGAGACGCAACAATGGCTCTCTTAGAACATTCAATCTCCCTCGGAAAACCCACTCAACTGGAGCTTAACTTAAATGTCTAAATACAAAGTGTACTACGGTATTGAGAACCTACATCTTCTTGATACCTGCATAACTATAGCGTTTGATACGGAAACGCTCCAGCTACAACCAGAAAAGGGGAAGCTCAGGCTTCTTCAGATTGGTTGCAAAGAACGGAACACAATCATAGTGATTGATTGTTTTGAATTAGAGGAAAAGGACTGGAAGTATCTGGAACGATTTTTTGATACTCCTCGTTTTTGGATTGCCCATAATGCTGTGTTCGATATTGCTTGGCTTCAAGAGCACAACATTCACTTAAAAGGAACGCTTCGATGCACGATGCTTGCGAATCGTTTACTTACAAATGGGATACCAGCTTTAAAACATGGATTAGATAGTGTTGTTAAAAGACACTTAGGTATTGAGTTGTCTAAGGAACAGCAGAAATCCGACTGGAGCGTACCTGAGCTAAGTGAAGAACAACTTGAGTATGCAGCCAAAGATGTTGAAGTTCTTTTGGAATTAGACAGAAAGCTGGAAGACAAGATCAACTATGGACAGCTTGATATTGCAGAAGAGTTAGAGGTTAGGACTATTCCTGCTCTTGCTCAGATGTGGAGAACAGGTCTTCCCTGGAACAAAAATGCATTAGAGCAGTGTCGCTCTGATTATGAATATGATGTGGAGCAACTTGGAAGAGAGTTTTTAATCAAATTAGATGAAGCTTTGCCTGAAGATCAGAAGCTTCCTAGAGATGGTGACGATGACATGGCTCCATTTAATTTACGAGCCAAGGATGAGGGTTCTATTCGGTTAGGGACTAAAAAATATAAGGGGTTTAATTTGAACAGTCCGAAGCAGTTGCTTGAAAAATTTACGGCTGTGTTAGGTGAGGAGCCTAGAGATTCCAATGGGAAAAAGAGTGCTTCAAGGCAAGCATTGAGAGGGTATGCAGCAGACCACGAAGTAATTCAAATTTACTTGCAATGGAAAAGGACAGAGAAGAGAAGGCAAATGGTGACTTCTATTCAGGAAAAGATGGATAGTGATGGATTTGTTCGAGCTTCATATATGCAGCTTGGGGCAGATACAGGTCGGATGAGTTGTATTAAGCCGAATAATCAGCAGATTCCTAGAGATGACTCTTTTAGGCAATGTGTTCAGGCTCCTGACGGTTGGGTGCTAGTAGATGCTGACTATGGGCAGATGGAATTAAGACTCGCTGCCGCATTAGCGGAAGACGAGAACATGATTTCTGTGTTTAAAGAAGGTGGTGATCTGCATGAGTACACAGCGCAAGCAATGGGTTGTGACAGGCAGGTAGCAAAATCCGCAAACTTTGGTTTGTTATATGGGGCAGGTGCAGATGGCTTGCGAAATTACGCAGGTGCTAGTGGCCTAACTATGACAAGAGATGAAGCTGCCAAGATACGCAATGACTGGCTTGGCACGTACCAGGGAGTTAGGGATTGGCAGAGGGAAAATGGGGAAGAAGCTGATCGTACACAGAAAAATGACAAGCCTTACATAAGGATTCCCGTGTCAAAAATGAGACGATTTCTTCCAGGTGATTTGAACAAGATTACGGTACGATGCAATACCCCAATACAGGGGGCAGGTGCAGCAATATTGAAGAAGGCTTTAGGGGAACTTTGGCCCTTGGTTAAAGAAGCAGGGGAAGACACCGTTCGTATTGCAGCAGCAATACATGACGAAATTCTCTTGTTGGTTAAGGAAGAGGAAGCGGAGAAATGGGCAGCAATATTAAAGGAGAAAATGGAAGAGGCAGAGGCTATCTGGCTCGGAGAAATACCTGCTTTAGCAGAGACATCTATTGGCAAAACATGGAGGGAGGTCCATTGATTTCAATTTTTCATACGGAATCTGGCTGGTGTTTACGCCAGCTAGAAGACGAGCTAGGCTACTACAGCAGTCTGCCAGAGGTTATGGATGTCGCTTATTCAAAAGAGTGGCAGACAGATAATTATGGAGAGGTTGAACAAGGAGATTGTTCGAGCGACCACGGGAGATCTCCATAGAGCAGCAGACTTTCTAGAGGGAGCTAGGAAAATTCGTGCTGGTTCTAAAAGACAAAGGAACGCATCCAGGCAAGCTCATCGAACCGCTTATCTGAAAAAAGTCGATAATCCTATTTCGTGGTAGAGTAGTACAACGACAATGTTGAAATGGCTCTAAGACACGGAAACAAGACTTATCTTCAAATTCTGCTCGATCCAAACAGAGCAAAACTTCTAATGGGTCAGGCAAAAGCGGAAAATATAAGGGCTACTGCTTGGGTACGAAACTTAATCTACAAGGAACTAGAGAAGCAATTACCTAGCTCTATCTACAAGGAGGCTTTAGCAGAAGACGAAGCTTCATGGAGAAAATCTATTCGCAAGAGAATAGAAGGCCGATTACCAAACACTTCACCCCCAGAACAAAGTAACGATGACAGCAGCATCCACGACCCCGAAATTTAAGGTCAATGACCAAGTAAATAAAAAGGTAAACTCAGGCGTTTATCTATATGTAGGAGCTACGGCTGGAACGATCATAGAGGTCAAAACCAAGTACAACGTCAGAGGTCGAATCTGTTATTACTACGGTGTTAAATGGCCTGATGGAAGACGATCAGAACATGCACAGCACATATTAGTTCCAGCTCCATAATGGTTAATAAAATTCAAGCAGACTGTCCTAAGTGCAGTGTTACTAGGACTAGAGTTGTATGCACTAAACGTGCCCCTGATGGAGTCACCATTAGACGTAGAAGGTGTGTTATCTGCGATCACCGTTGGTACACGATCCAGTATCCTGAAATTGCTGTTTCAAATACTGAAATAAAGTGGGTAGGAACTGGAAGTAACGCTAGATTTACACCGTCTGCATAGACAACAAAACCTCTTGCACTGGGGATGAGGATGCAAGAGGTCTTGTTTTTCGCAGCGGAGCATCATTTAGACTCCAAGGCTATTGTAGCTTTAATAATTTTTTAAGCAAATTGGGGCGTTTGTGCCCCTTTTCTTTTTTGCTTTTAACTATTTGTGAATGTAAATTAGCCATCCTGACTAAACACTCGGATATAAAAATAGTCTGTTGGTGATTGCGTCTTGCTATATCTTCTGCATACCTTCTTATACCTTCAATATCATCGGTAGCTCTGATGGTTCGTATTTCTTTTTCTAGTTGTAGCTCTTCTTCAAGGCTAGGAGGTTTGGCTAACTCAAGAACAAAAGAAAGGTCAAGAGGAATTTCTGCTTCGCTCATTGTTTTTATCTATATGTAGCAATAATTCTTGCCACTCCCCATGTCTAGCTTGCTGTCTTCTTAGTTCTTTGCAATGAGTACAGTTACACAATTCCGTCGAAGCTGTCGAGGTCATCTGCTTTAGCCGATAAACCAGTATAGACGCCATGTTGCGGGTGGTCTGGTCTATGACGGCCATCAAGAACGTACCAACGCTCCATATTCATAACTCTTTGGCGGTCCTCTTCTAACCACTCGGTTTTATACATGCTCATTGAAGTTTTAATGTTCGATTAGGCCATAGTCTAGCCTCTATAAAGTCAACGTCCTCTGGAGTAAGACTGTTGTTACTTTGTTCTGTTGCCGATTCAAGTACCCAAAGGGTAAAGCGTTTCCCTCGGTCGCTGCTGAAGAGTAATTTTTTCATTGTTCATTTTTTAAAGAATAGTTAGAATATTTTTGTCCTTTACCCCCTTAGCAAGTATTAGCATTTTGGTTATTGGATAGCTATTAAACCCTTGGCGTTAGACGGGCGTTAAGGGTTTTCTAGTATTTACTGTCCTCTCCAATTCCTTGGTCTGTTTGAATCAAGCCTAACTAATTCTTTATCTATAGCGTTCAAACGGTGAAAAATTTCTCGGATGTCGCCTTGTCTTTTGTTGGATCGGTTCCCTAAGACCATCAGCAACGCTGACACCATAGCACCGATTAGAGCTGCAATAACTTCAGGCATTTACGTTAGGCCAATATCCTTGCTGAATACTAATCCATTGTTTCTGAGCCTCTACAAGATCAGGCTTAGATGTATCTGGATCGTTGATTACACTCCATATTTCTATTCTTTTATTAATTGATTCAATAGATATACCGTGAGCCTTGGCTATTACTTCCTTTTGCTCCTGAGAAAGGAATTTCATTACTTTTTATCCATTTATGTCTAATGTAGTGATGTTTTCTAGTTTTTCCGTATGGCCGAAACAAAACCAGACGATCCAAAAAAGAAGAATCCCCTGCAAAAACTAAAGGAGGGCTTGGATGATAAAGAAGAACAACTTCAAGTCTTGTCTACATTTGTACGTTTGGGAGTTGTAATTTGGAGTGGGTTTATATTAACTTTAAACTATGTAGAATTGCCTGGTTTAGGTAAACAAGAAAGGATCGACCCCACGTTCATAGCAAGCGTGTTCACTGGTGCATTGGCGTCTTTTGGGCTCGAAACTGCAAAGAAAAGAGGAGATGGAACTTATAAAGCTGATGAGGAGGAAAAGAAAAAAGCAGAAGCAGCGGGACTTAGTAATGGTGTCCCTTATACCATCATTAAAGTCGAGACTCCTATAAAGTTAGTCCCAGATAAACCAAGAATTGATCCTGTTTCTGGTAAAGAGATTGATCCTCAGAGTGGGAGGTTGACATGATGAGTGAAGATCTCTCGATTGATGCAAGACAAGAAACTCGTATTGTCTGCACAGAAATGAAGCTAAAAAGAGCAGAAGAAAAAATAGGAGACTTAGAAGATAGAGTTAGATTATTAGAAAAAAGAGTATTCCAAGCAGCAGCCGTTGTTAGTGCTGCTCTGGCATTATTAGGATTATTAGCACAAATCAGTAAAGCTTATTTATGAAACGCTTTATTCCCCTTTTGCTTTTATTAGCAACGCCAGCCTACTCAGGAGGCATCACTCATAAGATCACAGCTACAGCACAAGCCTCTGTTGATGGATCGTACTCTCATGCAAAAAGAATAGGTTCAACTTATTCAATGAGTAGTTCTGGAGTAACAGCAGGAACAATGGGGCATTTAGACGTGCCAGCAGTATCTGATGGAACTTTGACTGGAGTAGCAGCTACACATGGTTCTGGAAGCTATACCCAGACCACCGCAGGCGCAGCAACGACTTTCAGCGAAACATTTATTCAGGGGGATGCTACGCCAAGTGCAACAACTTTAAGTTCTGGTGCTGTAGGAAGTCTCCCAATGCTGGGGGACACTATCACTTACACAGGGGGTGACAACACAGGGTTGGCAGCCACTATCACAAGCGTATCAGGAGGCACAATAGGATTAACACCAGGGAAAAGTGGTACATCTGTAACAGGCTCAATTACTTCAGCATTGTCTATAGGTGACTAATGCGTTATTTATTATTAATAGCCTTTATATCCCTTCCAGCACAAGCAGTTCCAGTTATTCCATCATTTAATAGTGGTAGCACCACAGCAAGAACAGAAAGCAAACAAAATACCACAGAACTTATAGAACAATGGACGTATTCGACTGGTTATGAATATTCAATAGGAGGAACAAATTTAAATATTCAAGGAGATTTATTACCCACCACCGTCACTACAGGGAGCCACGTTGTAGATGGAGTTACTACTACTCATCATGGGATTGACCTTAATTCTAAACCTACGGTTACTATGCAGACTCAAGGAGCAGCGACGAATCTAATTGAGTCATATCA